GACTGTCGTTCCAACAGGATAAGGAGATAATATGGCTGATTCGACAATATTAAATTTAGACCTCCAGACCACTGGAGCAAACGCTGGCACATGGGGATCTAAAACAAACGATAATTTAGAAAAAATAGAAAATGCAATTAAAGGATACGCAAGCGTTGCAATTACTGGCACATCACAAGCATTAACTGTTGCTAGTGGTGGCACAGGAGATCAACAAAGTAGAGCAGTTCTTAATTTAACAGGTACACTTGCAGGTTCTACTGCACTAACATGTGAAGCAAATCCTAATTGGTACATAATAAAAGATGCTACAACAAGAGCTGGACACGCTTTAACATTTGGACCATCAGGTGGCACAGCTGTAACACTTACATCTGGCGCAATACATTTAATTTATACTGACGGATCAACAGCTTTTTTAGTAACAGAAAATTTAGCTAACATATCAGCTTCTGGTACACTTTCAGCATCTGGTGATGTATCATTTGATGGTGGTTCTTTTACTTTTAACCAATCAGGTGCAGCCGTAGATGCTAGATTTGAAGGTGATACAGATCAAAATTTAGTTATAACAGATGGTAGTACAGATCGTGTTGGCATGGGTATTGCAGCACCTAATGCTAAATTACATGTAAGACAAGCATCAGCTACAGGCGCACAACCTGTTATTGAAATTGAACAATTAGATCAAGATTATGCATTTACTAACTACGTAGGAACATCTGCTGGTGATAGCACAAAAAGTATTTCTGCTTCAACAGCAACTGCAAGTAATAAAGTTGGTGCTCTTAGAATTAAAGTTAATGGTGCTGACAAATGGATTCGAATATACGACGACGCTATATAGGAGATTAAATGGCTCTTATAAAAGTTCAAATCTTACCAGGAATAGATAAACAAAATACCGAATACGGTGCTGAAGGCCGTTGGGTAGATTGTGATAATGTTCGCTTTAGATATGGTTTACCAGAAAAAATAGGAGGTTGGGCTAAGACAACAGCAGAAGCACTTGTTGGTGCAGCACGTGGTATTATAAGTTGGTTTTCTCTTGATGGTGATCAATATTTAATGACTGGTACAAACAAAAAATTGTATGTGTATCAAAACCAAGCTTTTCATGACATTACACCAATACGAGATAGCGGTGCATCTATTACAAATTTTACTACAACATCAGGATCTACAACAGTTACAGTTACGGATGCTACGCACGGTGCAATACAAGGTGATTTTGTCACTATATCTAGTGTATCTGGCACAGCTAATGGCATTACAGCAAGTAATTTAGAGGGTGAATTTGAAATACAATCTGTAACGGATACGAACAATTACGTTATTATTGCTAAAGCAGCAGCTTCTGGCACTGGAGCAAGTGGTGTCACAGGCACAGCAGCATATCAAATAAACACAAATCCTGCCTTTTCTGTTTTAGGTTATGGTTGGGGTGCAGGACCGTATGGCGGTGTATCTGGTGGACCTGGTTGGAATAAATCACGTTCTGCTCTTTCTGGTTCTAACAGTGTACAACTTGATTCTGGTAAATGGTCACTTGATAACTGGGGTGAAGATGTATTATGTCAACAATTAAACGGTAGTTTATATTATTGGGATACATCAGCTAGTACATCAACTGTACAACGTGCTAGTAGAACACCTGTAAATAATGCCCCCTCTTCTAGTAGATTTGTTTTAGTTTCTGGTACTGACAGGCATGTAGTTTGTTTTGGTACAGAGGAAACAATAGGGACTGCATCTAGTAGAGACGATATGTTAATACGTTGGTCAGATCAAGAAAATGTAAATGATTGGACTGCTAGTGCAACTAACACTGCAGGATCACAAAGACTTACTGACGGATCTAGACTTGTAACTGCAAAACGTTCACGTGGTGCTGTTTTAATATGGTCTGATACCGCATTATACCAAATGCAATTAATCGGTGCACCTTTTACTTTTGGTTTTCAACAACTAGGTTCTGCTTGTGGATGTGTTGGATTACACGCAGCTGTAGAATCAAATGGTGTTTCTTTTTGGATGGGTAATGATTCTTTTTTCTTATTTGATGGTTCTGTACAAAAAATACCTTGCAGTGTAGAAGATTATGTTTTTACAGATATAAATGAAGCATCACAAAAAGACACGTTTGGTGGTCTTAACACAGAATTTAATGAAGTTACTTGGTTTTATTGTTCTAAAAATTCTAACATAATAGATAGATCTGTAACTTATAATTATTTAGAAAAAGTGTGGTCAGTTGGAACTTTGTCTAGATCTTCTTGGTCAGATAAAGGTGTGTATGGTTTTCCACAAGCCATAGAGTTTGACAGCACTGACACATCATCAACAATAAGCACAATAACTGGTCTTACAGCAGGTAGAAGTTTTTTATATAGTCACGAAAATGGTAACAACGCAGATGGTGCAGCACTTAGTTCTTTTGTAACATCAGGAGATTTTGTAATACCACAATCAGGAGAACGATTAATGTCTATAAAAAGATTTATACCTGATTTTAAAAACCAAGCTGGTAATGTAAACGTAGAATTAAATTTTAAATTGTATCCAACAAGTTCTACAACAACTAATGGACCATACACAGTTACACCAACGACAACTAAAGTTGACACTAGAGCACGTGGTCGACAAGCATCAATAAAAATATCTAACAGCGCAATAGATACGACATGGAGATATGGAACGTATCGTGCAGATATACAACCAGACGGAATGAGATAATGGCACAGATAAATATACCTAGATTACCACAAGCACCACAAGAATATAACAAAGGTCAAATAGATCAAATGATACAATCATTAGATTTGTTAATACAAATGTTAAATAGTTCTTACACACCAGAAACACTTAGAGAGGATGACGAGGCAATTGCCTGGTTTTTAAGTTAATGGCTAATACATATAAAAGAGTAGTATCTACATTAACTAGCACAGGAGATAATAGTGTTTATACATGTCCTACAGCTACAACCTCATTAATAAAGGGAGTAAAAGTGTTTAATGATACTGGTGGTGCAGCACAAATTAGTATGAAAGTTAATGCAATAGAGGTAGAAAGAGAAGCTAGTTTAGCTTCTAAAGCCACAAAATCCTTTGTTTCTGGTACAGATGTACTAGAAGCAGGAGATATTCTAAAAATTAACACAAATGCACAGCCAGTTAATGTGTATGTAACATTCTTGGAAATATCATAATGATTGAAAAACAAGAAAATACTTGCTATAAGGAGGAATTATGCCTATAAATGATGACGGAGTAGTAGAGTACGTCGAGATCAACGGAGAAAAGGTACCAAAGATTGTTGTTCCGGCAGAAATAACTATTACCAATACTGTAACAGGACAGGAATACGGTTCAGCGAAAGAAGCTGACGATGATGTTGCTAACCCTGCAACTGACACTAAAGCAGAACACATCAGACAAGATGTAGTTATTAGTGCAGCCATTCACAAAATATTAGAAGGTAAAGCAGGAGACGTATAATGGTTGATGAATACATAGGACAAACTTATGGACCAGCAGGTATGGGTATGTCAGCATATTCAAATATTCCAGATCCAATTTTTGTAGAACCATTAACAGTAAGCGAATTAGGACAAACTTATGGACCAGCAGGTATGGGTATGTCTGCGTACATGGACAGACCTGGACCAATGGAAATGGCAGCACCTCCTGATAACATAGGATATGATAGAATGGGACCAGATGCAGAACCTGGAATTTTGCAAATGATGCCTAAAGGTAAACGTTTAGATGATTTTTTTAAATATGATCCTAATCCAATGAACCGAGGTTTAGAAATAACAGTACCTGTGCCAGCAACTAATTTACCAGTGGTTAACGCAGGATTACCTTTTAATTTGTTTCAAGATCCAACAGCTGATGGTGGTATTATAGATTATTTTAGTAGAAAACTTTTTGGTGATGACGATCCAGAAAATGATTTTTCTAATCCTGGTTTACCTCCTAGTGACGGTTTTGAACCATATAATCCAAATAATCCTAACATGTTTATGTTACCTGAAGGTATGGAACTTGATGATATGCCCATGGAGGATATTTTAGAAATGATGCAAGGTGAAAAATTAGAAGCCAGTGCAGACAGTTATTCTTTACCAAATTTACTACAGATGATTGAGGATGCAAGAGATGCAGGCAATGAAGATGAATTACAATTATTAATTAACGATTTGGAAATGATGTATCCAGGAGCAACAACAACAATTTAATATGGGATTTTTAGACAACGCATTTAAAAACGTAGTAAGAGGAGCAAGAGACTTCGTCAAGGGCCCAGGTGGTATACTCGCACTTAGTGCAGCAGCACCTTTTTTAGGACCAGCAATAGGAGCAAAGTTAGGAACATCTGCATTAGGTTCAAAATTTTTAGGAACTAAATTAGGTGCAGGTTTAGCAAAAGCTGTTGCTTCACCATATATAAAAAATGCATTAACAAACGCAGCAATACAAGGTGGTATTGCATCACTTACAAGATCAAGACATCCATTCAAAGCAATGGCTTATTCTGCTTTAGCGTCAATGCCTTTCTCATATATGCAAGCAGCACAAGCATCCAAAGCATTTAATCTTGCAAACCCTGATAATAAAGTTTCTACTTTAGAAATGCTTTTAGGTGGCGATAAAACAATACCAGGAAAAGTATCATACACAGATATTATGGGTGAAAGAATGATACCAGATCCTAATTTTGTACCTAATCCAAACGCAAGTGTTTTAGAAGAAATACCAATGATAAAAGAAACATTCCCTACACCACACTTTGCAATGACAAAAGCACCTAATAGAGTTGTAAATTTAGCTGATGAAATGGGTAATTATTTTTTAAATCCAGGTCAAGCAGAAATGATGGCAGCCAACACTGGTGTTGGTGGATTAGCATCATTGTTTGGTGATGTTAATTTAATGGCAACTGCAGTACCACAAATTGCAGGTATGTATGGTGGTAGAATGACAGATGCAGAAAGATTTGAAGCATTTAAAGAAAAACAAATTAGAATGTATGCATTTCAATTTGGTATTCCATACGAAGAAGCAAAAGAAATATTTAAAGATGGTTACCGTAACCCTTATTACACAACTCAAACGCCAACTGATTACGGACCTATCCAATATGCTAACATGGGTGGTGAAATATACAAAGATGATTACACAGCAGGTGGCAAAGCTGTTGGTCCAGGAGGACCTAAAGAAGATAAAATTAGACCTGTAGCGTTATCAGATGAAGAATTTGTATTTACAGCAGAAGCTGCAAACAATTTTCCTGGTAAACATAAAGGATTATATGCAGTTATGAATGCGTTAGATCCTGATTCAGAAAAACCAGAAGAAGCAAGGGAGAGAGTATAATGGATACTGGTAATTATCCTTCGGGCGTAGACGTTAAAACATCATCATCTGGTATGTCTCCAGAAATGGAGGCAAAATTTTTATGGTTTTTAGATAACGTTGTAGACAAAGTTAAATTACCTTTTGCCGGTCAAGGACCTGTTCAACCACAAACAGTAGTTGGATTTACTGATGCACAAAACAAAGCCCTTGATATGGCAATGAATCCGTTTGATGAAGAAACAGGATACAAACAATACTTAAACGAATACCAAGACTACGTAACAAAAGGCATAACAGATCAATTTGATACAGCAATAAATCAATCTAACATGAGTGCAGCATCATCTGGTGCTTTTGGTGGTGATAGATCTAGATTAATGGAAGGAATATTACAAGGAGAAAAAGCATCAGCAGTTGGAGAGTCATTAGCAGCAGGCTTTAACAACGCTTTTGGTTTATACAATCAAGGAATTGCCAGTATGATGGGGGCTGGTTCAGTTCAACAACAACAAATGCAACAACAATCTGATATGGACTATCAAGCATATTTACAAAATAGACAAGATCCGTATCAGAGACTTGCCTTTATTGGTGACGCATTTACTGGCACACCGTCTGGTCAAATGGCTATGACTATGGGCACAACCCCTATGACTAATCCTTTAGCACAAGCACTAGGTGCTGGCTTAGGTATTATGGGAGCAGGGGTAGCGTCAGGTTACAACGTATAGGGGGCAAGGTGGTCACAGGAATTGCCAGACTATTACTAAAACAAGGATTACGATACGGGGATGATTTAAAGACAGCAACCTCACAAGTATATAATAAAAATCCATACGTAAAAAATTATTTAGATATAATGACTGGCCAACAAGGCTGGAAAAAAGGTGCACTTGGTTACTACGGAACTGAGCAAGCGTTAGATCTTGCTGGTAATATGTTGCCACAAAGAGTGCAAGAAGATACAGGTCCAACTGATATAGTAATACCCGCAGAAGATTTAGGACCACCAAATTATCCAGAAGAAAGTTTTCTTGACAGAGAACCAGATCAAAAAAAAGAACCAGAAACCATAATAACCAATCCAAAATCCGATAACACGATAGAACAATCTGAGAACGAGATGAAAGACGAAGCATTAGCTTCTAACGATTCTACAATTACAACAAACAACGCACAAGTAAGCGCAACTAACAGCACAGCTGCAACTAGCATAGACAATGATTCTGTATCAAGAGTAAAGGCGTATAAAGAAGTAGCAAAACAATTTTTAGGCCAAGGTGACGAAGGCATGCGTATGCAAAAAGGTGCGTTGCTTATGTCAATAGGTGGTGCATTACTTGCAGGTAAATCAGACGATCCAGGTCTTAGAGGTTTTGTAGACATAGTAGGTAAAACTGCAATGCAGACTGCTCCTATGTTATTTCAAATGGGTGTAGAACAAGGTAAAGCTGACAGAGAAATAGGACAAGCTGCTCTACAATTATACATGGAAGAGCAAGATAAATTAAATGACAGAACTGGTGATTTTGTTGCCGTGTTTGCAAATGAATATAAAAGAACTGCGGATGGCGGTGTAGAATATGGATTAGATGGTGCTCCAATTACAGTTGGTAGACGATTAGTTGGACAATACAGAGCTAACAGCCCAGAAATGAATTTCTTTTTAGATCAAAATAATTTGTTAGGTTATCCTGGTTATACATTCCAAACTTCTCAAGGCACAGCTGCAGGATTAAGTGGTATAACAACACCTGGTGATGACTCATCTATAATGTTAACAGATGCAGGTAAAGATTCCATGCTTCGTTCTGCAAGGTATATTAACGGTGCATTAACAACAATGGCAAATAACATTTTACCATTGATGATAGAGAATAGAGATCTCATAGGTGTCAAAGGTTTTTTAAATAGAAAACTTGGTCCGTCAGCATATTTCTTATCAGAAGTTGCAAATGGATTTAAAGCAGCATGGGGTGCAAATTCTATACAACAATTAACAGACGATGAATTTGTTGTTAATAGAAACAGTGAGTTAGGAAAGT